CGAGAATATACGGGTAATCCCTGAACAGCTTACCGTTGTGCCACAAAGAGAAATTCGCAAGCTGGGAGACAAACGACTGCTGAACTTCGGAGTATACTGAAACACCATTAATATCGATGCAATTAGCGCGATCTTCAAGATATTCGCGGAGATTGTAGCATCGAATATCATATGGCAATGAATCGGTGAATAAAATCCGGTCATTATATCGCACATTTAGCTTGACAGCCTGTAATTGCACGGTGCTCTCGTTGAGGGCCGTCAAGAAGTAATTAAATCCGACGTTTGTTACGGCTATACCAGAACGACGGACACCGGGAAGGGAGTTGGCCCAAACTCCCCCAAAACCACCTGCATCACTCATGGTGGTGGTGTGATGGAGTGGTGCAGTAGGCGGGGGGACATACACACACTCTTCAGGTGGGGACTCTTGCGGTTCTAAGACAAAGGAACCGCCAGTTGAATCTTCAATGATGACGACCCCGGAATTTGGTTCTTCGTCGCCAAATTTATCATTGGTGAGAGCAGCGCATATAGGCCACGCTTCGGAGAACCGCACGGCCGGCTCATCCAAACTGCTCATAAAAGTTCTGTTTACATCCAGAGGACGTGTGTTACCCACAACGGTTGTGTAACCTACACAGGACGCCAGGATTGTTTCAACTGCCTTCCGCTTTCGCGGCGCAGCGACAACACGGAGCCCTGACTCCGTGCCATTTTATTTTAGGGTTTCTGCTCAGAACCCACCGACCCTTCTGGAGCCGACTAAAACTGATCCCTACACCGATTGTCTTTTTAGGTGCTATGGGCCGGGATCGGCCAACTTGCGCATACCTCGTGATTGGTGTCAGCACAAGCTATCCAGTAATTTACTGGCATCGGGTGCCACACGCGCTGTGCATGGCTGTCCGATGTCCACCAGGATTGATCACTTATATTCTCCTGATGGCATACGTCACATTGCTTCATCGCATACAAACTTGAATCACACTTGGACTCCCTATTATGAAAATAACGCTGCCACGAAGCTTTCACGTCACGTAAAACAATTATCAAGGCCGCAATGGCTCGGAGCCGCCACACTCCGAAACGTCTTACCGTTAAATTTCTTGCATACCGGGTTGAACCAAGCCGCATGCCGCCCGCGCCTTGGACGGCACCATTTTCGGTGAATATAAAGATTGCTACATTCTCACTTTCAATACCACTGAGCCGCAGTAGTGGCAAACACCGATGGAACTATACGTTGCTATCTTATTCGTACTTGACCTAATATAAATAATGGCTGTAACGTGACATCAGCCATGGTGGACTGCCACCTTGCTACTTTACACTGAGTGCTTTATGCGTAGCTCCGGCATAATAAGCCGACTATGCGATATGTGCTAGATGAGCCCATCCCAACATCACACACCCCGCATCCCTCTTGCCAACCGGCGCAACCAACAATAGCTGGTTACGCCCGTCCGGAAAGGGTAAATACTAACCGCTGGCCCGAGCCGTTAGTGACCTGCAAAGCAATGGTCGGTGTCTTAACGCGTACTGGACACCCACAACTAAGTGGACGGAAAATCTCTTGTACGCTAACCTAACACCGTCGACCTACCAAACCAGAAATCAATCAGACTTGATAGGAAGCACCGCCAATGGTTACCTTGGCGGTGGAAATATGGG